CATTTATGCTATATTCTTTATACTATAATAGGAGAAAAAAAATGTATAATGATAAATTTAATTAGAATACGCTAATCCTCCCATACCTGAAAGAATACGGAGAACATTGTAATTAACGGCATATACATATAAATTATTTTTAGTTGCATCATATGTTGTTACACCAGTAGGTTCTTCAAAATTTAGATTTAATACAGCAGTATCAATACGAGACATATTTAATGAACCAGATGGTTGATGTTCTTCTGGTTTTAATGAGAAAGAATAAACATTAATACCCGCATTAGCAGGAATATTTTCGTGATGTTGATAAGGTTGAATTATGTTAAAATAGCGTCCAGAGCGTTCATAGAAACGATCATTTCCATTTAATACTAATTTGGCATTTTTAATAGGATTTGATGGAGTAGTATTATTTGAAGTGAAATCATAGTTAGTTTGTGATAATTTATTTCGTAGAGTTTCATAACTTTCAACATTGTTCCAAGTAGCATTAGCTTTTGTAGTATAATTGAACCAGTTATTACCAGTATTAGTAGATATAAAGAATACTAATTCCTTGCAAGGATGATTAAAACTTAATTTTGGTTTTATTGAAGTTCCAGTAATAGCTTCTTGACCTGTGAATTGTAATTGTTCTATTAAATATTCATGTGATAATTGCGCGAAACGACGGCGTTCGTCGGTATCTAAATAAATGTAATCAACCCATAGTGAAGCGGAAAATGAAGCAGCAACACTTGGGTTGCCAACGCAATTAGCAAGAGTTTCAAAATTGATATTAATTTTAACTTCGTGATATTGAAGTGCAATTAAAGGAAGAGCTAAGCCAACATTGCGACAGAACCAGAATTCAAGAGGTATATATAAAGTTTTATTGATATTTTTATATCCATAAGCACCAACCATTTCATTGTATCCACGGCGTTTTGATAATGGAAGAGAAAGTTCATTCCATACATATAACCAATGAGAATAATGGCGATCTATACGTTGACCTCCAATTTCAACTTCAACATAATTTAATAAACGAAGACCAAAATTTCTGTAATATTGAGGTCCAGATTCTGAAATATCAGATAAAGTAACTTCTAAATAAACACGATGTATTAAATCACCATTGCGAGAAATTTGGCAAGTAACGCGAGAACCATAAGTTGGATTACCATTAAAAGTTTGTTGTATTGCTTCAAGAGCAAAATTTGTGTGGCGACGATATGCCACTTTGAAAAAAGTTATTTGAGGATTGCCAGTTAAATAAACATCCTGAGCACCATAAGCAACAAGTTGAAGAAGACCACCACCCATTTATGCTATATTCTTTATACTATAATAGGAGAAAAAAAATGTATAATGATAAATTTAATTAGAATACGCTAATCCTCCCATACCTGAAAGAATACGAAGCACATTGTAATTAACTGCGTATATTAATATATTTCCAGAAACGTTTTGTAGAGGTGATACTTGTAATACAGCAGTATCTATGCGAGACATATTTAGTGAACCGGATGGTTGATGTTCTTCTGGTTTTAGAGCAAATGAATAAACATTAATACCACGATTTAGAGAAATATTAGTATGATGTTGATATTGCTGAACTAAATTGAAATAATTACCATTGCGAACACTGAAACGATCATTTCCATTTAATTGTAATAGACAAGTGCCAAACGGATTAATATTACTATTAGTTAAACTTGAATCAATATACGGTTGAATACCGAAATCAACTAAGTTAGAAATGTTGCTTGAAGAAGTACCAGTTGTTGTAATTGAAGCCACACCTAAATTAGATGAACCAAGAGTATCAAGAGTATCAAATACGCCTTCTTGAGGGAATGATAATAATGCATTTGAGAATGGTTGGGAAGGTGCTCCATCATAAGGCCAGGTATAATTATACCATTGGTTATTAGCTTTTGTAGCACCAGAAGTGCCATTAAATTTGCCAACCCATACTAATTCTTTCACAGGATGATTGAAATTTAATTTAATACTGTTTGTGTTTGAAGATAAATTTTCAGCACCAGTAAATTGTAATTGTTCTATTAAATATTCATGAGATAATTGGGCGAATTTGCGTCGTTCATCGGTATCTAAATAAATGTAATCAACCCATATATTAGCATTTGATAATGCAATAGATGAATAATCAGCAGCAGTTGAAGTACCATCAGAAGTTTTATATAAACAGTCGGATACAGGGGCAAAATCAATTTTAATTCTTACTTCATGATATTGAAGTGCAATTAACGGAAGAGCTAGACCAATATTGCGACAGAACCAGAATTCAAATGGTATGAATAAAGTTGTTGAAGTTCCATTTGTTGAATTAGCACCGACATTAACTAAATCTTTGTCAGCGCCTACCATATGATAATAAGCATTACGTTTTCCAAGAGGTAATGAAAGTTCATTCCATATATATAACCAATCAGCGTAATGTTTATCTATTTGCTGTCCTCCAATTTCAATGGTAATAGATTTTAATAAACGAAGACCAACAAAATTAACATATGAATGATTTGCTATTAATGTTGATGATAAAACCGGAAGATCTACTTGTAAATAAGTACGATGAATTAAATCACCATTTCGAGAAATTTGACAATAAACAGTTCCGCCAAAATTTACTGTTCCGCTAAAAGTTTGCTGAATTGCTTCCATGGCAAAATTTGTATGTCTGCGATATACGACTTTGAAAAAAGTTATTTGAGGATTGCCAGTTAAATAAACATCCTGAGCACCATAAGCAACAAGTTGAAGAAGACCACCACCCATTTATGCTATATTCTTTATACTATAATAGGAGAAAAAAATATATTTAATAAGATATATAAAAGCATATTCGCATTTTTTATTATTATAAATGTTTAAAGACAAAACATCTAAGAAACGATTTCAAAACGTAGATATAACAAAAGATTTATCAACACTTGATGCAATGCATAATAAAATTATTTCTAGTTATACAAAAAAAATTATAGATGACAAAAATTTTATGGATAAAATAAATGTTTTAGAAATAAATAATAAACTAATTACTAATGAGATTATTAAATATAATGTAGATAATATTAAAAATGATGAATTATACAATGAATTATGGAATAGTAATATTAAAATAAAGGAAGAATTAAAAAATATAAACGATCAAATAAATAATATTAATCATTTTGATGAAATAGAATATTATGAAAATACCAGTGATATATTATTTAATTATTATGAAATGCTTGAAAAACAATCATCTATATCAGTTCCAAATAAAACAATACCACCAAAATTAAAAACTAAATCAATACTTGAATCATTCAATATTATTAAAGAAGAAGTTATTATTAATAATGAAAATAATAATGAAATTGAAAATGATGATGACAAAATAATTGAAAAAAGCGATTTAGTTGATAAATATTTAGCAATAACTAATAAATATCATATTAAAAAAATAGATCAGGAAAATAATGAAATATGTAAAAAATGCAATATACCATTGATATGTTTACAACATGATGCTATTATGATATGTAATACTTGCGGATATCAAGAATTATTATTAGTAGAACAGAATAGACCCATATTAAAACAAAATACAAAAGACACATCACATTTTAGTTATAAAAGAATAAATCATTTTAGAGAATGGTGTAATCAAGTACAAGGAAAAGAAAGCACAGATATTCCAAATGATGTATTTGAAAAAATATTAAATGAAATTAAAAAAGAAAAAATACATGATACTAAAAATATTACTTATGCCAAAATGAGAGAAATATTAAAAAGATTAAGAATTAATAAATATTACGAACATATTAATTATATAATTAATCGTATTAATGGTATACCAACGCCACAATTTTCAACAGAATTAGAAGAAAAATTATGTTCTATGTTTAAAGAAATTCAAGGTCCGTTTTTAAAACACTGTCCCAAAGATAGAAAGAACTTTTTATCATATAGTTATGTATTATATAAATTTTTTCAAATTTTAGGTTTAAATGAATATCTTAAATTCTTTCCATTATTGAAAAGTAGAGAAAAATTATACGTGCAAGATCAAATATGGAAAAAAATATGCGAAGAATTAAATTATAAAGTTATACCATCGCTTTAACTGGCAAAACCAACTAGACGGAAACCAGCGCCTAGACCAACACCTTGGCGAGCACCCGCAGATATTGATGGTGATACTAGATCGAATATAGAGAATAAGCATGCTGCAGTTAAGGCTATCATCCATATTTCATTGAATTGTAATTTTTCCTTTGGTAGAGCATAAGCTGCAAAGGCAACTACAATTGCTTCAATAGCGTATTTAAGAATACGGATTAAAGCTTCCCATATATCAAAACTGTATGAAGGTTGATTATTCATATTTTATACTAATATTATAAAATATTTTTTATTTAGAATAAAAAAAAGATATAAGATTTTTTAATATATATAATTATTAGATATGGAGGAAGTACTTGTTTCAACAAAAACAAAGGAT